ACAGAAGAACTGCTAGAGACCTACTCCAGCGGTATGCCTATCACCCAGAACATTCGTAAACTCTGGACCAAATACGGTGTATAGTTTCTGGATTCACTTGGTAGCATTCTTCCAAGTTGTCGTGATGAATTGTATTCAACCTGCCAACTGGAAGTATTGCTATCGGGTGGACCAGTGGTTGATCCCAGATCTTGTAGAAGGATATGAGATCTGGTCTGGCAAGAAGCATCCTTATTCGCAGGAAAAAGAATATCTTAAAAGCATACCTCCCTCTAAATAGTTAGACGGGAGGTTTTTTCATATGGCATTCGAACAAGTTACCAGAGACATGCTGACTTTTGATCATAATAATATCAATGGAAGAGTGCAGGGATATATTTCTAAAGATGTCAGAAACCGCTGGGAAGAAATTTTTAGTGCTGTTGGACCAGACGCAGAATTTTACAATGATTTTTCTAAGTGGGGAATGTTGAAGTTTCCTAATAGATCGGGAAGCACAGGAAATCCAAATCAGATTGTTATCAAAACTCATGCATCCACAGTAAATAAAATTATTAATCTTTATAGAAGAGATGGTAGAAAGAAAACCCTTTGGAAAGGTGAACAAAATAAAAATGTTATTATTAAATTTAAAGAAAGTAATTGGGAACAAGAAGTAAAGTTTCAGGCTAGCGGTATTAAACCGAGAGCAGCATCTGGAAAGCAAATTAGTGATGCCACATTTACAGCAATGCAGGAATTGGGATCGGCGTGGATTTTATACGCAGCTTTTCAGCATGGTAAAAAAGGATTTAACTCTGGTGATGAAATAAGGAAAGATACAAGAAAGTGGGGCACTAATCGTTTAACAACTTATGGAGTATTGCAAGATATTTGGAAGGAACTTGGAGATACAAATGGTCCAGATGATGAATGGTTAGATAATTTTGTCGCTCAAAGTAAAGCAGTTCTGGGTGATAGTATTGCTGGTAAAGGAGAATATACTGAATTCACTCGTGGATATAGGCACTCAAGTGTTGGTGGACCAGGGAAAGCATATAGACTGCCCTTCATGAAAGGTGGGTGGACTTTTATGGAATACATTACAAATTTTGTGAGAACAAACTTTGGTATAACACAAAAAGATAATTGGAACCCTGCCGACATTTGGATGATTAAAGACGAAGCAAAACATAGAAAAACTATAAATGCGAGATGTAGAACAACAGGAAAAAGTGATCCAACTGCTGATGGTAAATTACAACTCTTGAATGAGATTATGAGAGGTCTTTACCTAAGCAGCGATATTGTTGGTGTTTCTCTTAAAAAAGTTTCTGGAAATACAGCAAGGTATGAGGCTATTAACGTCACTGAATCATTTTTGCAATCTAGAGAGATTGGTAATCCGAATACCGTTGGATATGAGTTTGAACTTGCCACATGTCCTCTTGGAACAAAGAAAACACAAGACGGTGGTGTGACATTAGAGACACAAGATTCTAGGTTCTTTATCGTTGATTATGGTGGTGATAACGCTAGAAAGAAAGCAACATACAATTTCCAAATCAAGGGAAACAATAGTCGTGGATTTGGTGGATTGAAATATGAAGCAACGCAGGAGGGATATGGAGCTGCCAGGCTTGGCAAAGCAACTGTGGAATATGTTGAAAAACTTTTGCGTGATAAAGGAATTGATTTCCCAACAAGCACATCTCGGTATCCACAGACCCTTGAAGCATTTGACAAACGTGTGCAGGACGAGTATGCTAGGTATCTAAGAGAGCTGAATGCTCTTCCCGAATTTAAAATGTTTCCTGTCGGCAAGGACCAAAAAGCTGGGTATGAGCAGGCAACAGTTGAAAAAGCAATTGACAATCTTATGATGTTGTTTACTACAGAACCTTACGTTGCCAACTCTAAACTGCAGCAAATTAAATGGTTGCATAGTGTTCTTATTACTTTCCGTAGAACTGCTGGTAAAGACGGATTTAATAGATTTTGCACAGAACTTGTTTTCCTATCGAAGAAGGAAGGCAGATCCTATGGTCCATTCGGAAAGGTATACTGATGACTAAGAACGTACACTTAGAGCACATCGAAGATCTCATGCTCATGTATGGCGAAGCAGGCGTCAAAGAATCTTTTAGTTATATTGATGAGCTAGTAAATACTTTTTCTTCGGACCCTAAAAATAGCAGAAAATATTCTACCAAGTGGGATGGAGCCCCTGCTATTTTTGTAGGATATGATCCAGCTGATAAACAGTATTTTGTTGCCAAGAAGGGCATCTTCAACACAAAACCTATCTTATTCAAAAGTCATAAAGAAATTGACGAGGGTGAGAAACGACAAGATTTGAATATTGTATATCATAAAGTGTTTACACATATGAAACCTTTATTTGATAGTGGCAAATTGACTGATGTTGTGCAGGGAGATTTTCTTTTCCATGATGGTGGTGGAAAAAATGGTAGAAAGAAAGTAAAAGACGTTCATAATGAAAACTGCATTATATTTGGTCCACAGTTAATTCAGTATTGTATTCCAGATCATGATGAACTATATGATGCTGCTGAAAATTGCAAACTCTGTGTTGTAATTCATGCTAAGTATCCTATTGCTAATGTGAATAATGTTGCTGACTTGTCTGTAATGTTTGGATTTGATGCGTCACACCTATCTACTAAAGACACCCTAATCTTGTCACCGTTTACCAGTGAACTTGGAAATCAGATGGTGATTACTAGAAGTGAGAAAATGAAATTGGTGAGTTGGAAAGAAACTTCTAAAAGACTTTTACCTCAATGTAAAGATTTTTTGAATACCATTGCTCCATCGCATAATGATCCTTGGGGCATGGCGTATTTTATTAAGCAGTTCTTTAATGCAAAGGTGAGGGAAGGTCAGAAGATTAATAGTGCTTCTAAGTTCTACGATGAATATTGTAAGTATTGGGAAAGTAAGTATCGCAAAAAATACGAAGCTTTAGTGCAAGCACCAAAAATTGCTGAATGGAAAAGAAAAATGTATATTGGCATGGATCTTCTTGAGGCAAACAAAAAGCAATTCATTGCTATGGTTGCACTATATAATACAATCCAGAACATTAAGAATATCTTTGTTCCTAAACTTGAAAGTGGTGAAAGATTTAGAGCTTATTATTATGATGAGAAGACAGGAACTTATGAGGTTGGTAATCAAGAAGGATATGTGGCAATTCGAGAATCTGATAGAGCGGTGAAATTGGTTCAACGCCTTGGTGGGTTTAGTGAAAGAAATTTCAATGCTATCAAACAGTGGGCTAAGAAATGAAAAGAGTAGTATTCGTTTGGGGTAGATATAACCCACCAACAATTGGACATCAAAAACTATTTGACAACGCTGCTAGAGTTGCCAGATATTGGGGTGCCGATCTTGTTATCTATCCAACGCATACTCAAAATAATGATAAAGATCCTTTGAAGTCTGATAGAAAAGTTTATTACTTGAAGAAAATGTTTCCTCAGTATGCCGATAATTTTGTTTATGATACGACTGTAAAAACTATGTTTCAAGCTCTTGGAAAATTGCAGATTGAATATGATGAATTAGTTTGGGTTGCTGGTTCCGACAGAGTTCCTGACTATGGAGGAATTTTGAGAAATAGAAATGGTATGGCGAATAAATCTGGAAAGATTGACTTTACTTTTAGAACAGTGAAGTGTGTTTCTGCTGGTGGTAGAGATCCAGATGCTGAGGGAGCGGCAGGATGGTCTGCCAGTAAGTTGCGTAAAGCAGCAAAAGATGGTAAAGTTAGATTGTTTGCATCGGGACTTTCTAATACTCTTACAATGACAGAGAAGGTTGAATTGATGAAAGAAATTAGGAAGATAATGGGATAATGAAAGATTTCAAGAAACTACGAGAAGAAGCACTGCGTCAACAGCAAAGACAGCAGGAAGTTTTCAAGGAAGGTGATGCTGTCATGTCTTCTCGCACGGGAGACAAGGGACATATCCACAGGGTCGGTGGCAACTATGCTATTGTGATTTCTGAGGATGGTGATATGTTCCGTGAGTGGATCAGGAATATTAGATCTATAAATAATACGAGAAGAACGTCCCTACTAAACGATGAAATATCAGAAGCCAATTAATAACGTCAACAGCAACGATGAGTTTTCGTCTGGGTTGATGGAAGCTTATGGTAGATGGATGGGAGGAGACACCTTCCAGAATACCACCATCAGCGAAGCACCTTTTGATGGTATGGATCGTCAATCACACGGCGCTGAGATTGAAGACACCACCAAGAAAGAAAAGAAAGCGAAGAAAGGTGGATATATCGGTCAAGAGTCTGCTCCTAAGAACGAGGAAGTAGAAGTTCTTGAGCGTGAAGAGTATGAGGTTGACGGCGAGACCTACGTTATTGAGAAGGTAAAGGGTCTAGACGGCAAGGCTTGCTGGAAAGGTTATAAGTATGCTGGCACCAAGATGAAGGGCGGCAAGAAAGTTGATGATTGTGTCAAGGCAGGTTTCGAACCAGAAGGTGATGAACTAACCGAAGGTAAAGAGAAGTGCCCTAAGTGTATGGGAGAAGGTTGTAAGCATTGTGGAGATACTGGTTATCACACAGAAGCAGCAGAAGCACTCTGGTCTACTGTTGGCAAAGCACTTTCTGAACTAGGCGAAATGGATGGTGTCAAGTTCAAAGTGATTGGTGAGAAGAAACTAGATCCTGTCAACCACAAAGAACTCAAGGGCGACCACGCTGATAGAAAGGATAAGGACATCGACAACGACGGAGATGTAGATAAGTCTGACAAGTATCTCCACATGCGTCGTAAGAAAGTCAGCAAGATTATCGGTATGTCAAAGAAAAAATGAAGACATTTAAACAACTCCGCGAAGAGTGCGATTGTAAAGACAAAGAACGCAAAGGCAAAAAGAAGAAGGGTGATGTAGAAGTCATGCCTAATATTCCTGATGGAAAGAAAGGCATGGTAACACAGGTAAATAATGAAGGCATCGAGTTCGCTGGCAATTATCAAGGACCACTTTATGCTCCCCATCCAGATCTCATCAAAGAAAAAGCACCAGAAGGTGCCAAGTATGAGAGGATGATCAAGCATATCAAGAAGGGATATAAGAAAGACGGCAAACTAACGGACGATGAAAAGTCCATTGCCTACGCTACTGCTTGGAAGCATAAGAACAAGAATAAATAGTATGGCTCATTATGGACCATACCAATGCTCTCATTCTTACTTCCCCTTGCCGCTAAGATCGTCAAGGATGCCGTTGCCAAAGTTCCTGACAACGAAGAACTAGGAGAAAAACTAGTTGAGATCTGTATTCTTGTTCTAGAGAAAGCAGTCAAATTGACCAAGACCGAAATGGATGATCAACTTCTAGAAGTTGTCAAGAAAGCAATCGCAGCAA